CAACAATCGGCTTTGTAAAACAGGTAGTCTACCCGGGTTTGGTGATAAATAACAGTATAGGAGATTATACGCATGGCCAATAGAACACTAAACTTTTACGGATTTGCTTACGGCAACGTGCCTGTGCAGTTAAACGCACACATCAACGGCCAAGTCGTTTTTAGCGGGGAAGTTGCAACAATTGATGAATCGTTACCACTACCTTCGACTATTGTTGCCAATACTTCGGTGTTGTTTTCTGTTACAGATAGTGCACTATTTCCTACTGAATTTTCAGGCAGTTATCCAATGACAATATCGGTGGCCACTGGTAACGGTATAGCAATAGCCGATATTACATCTAATTATATGCCAACTGGTAATTATACTCCGGTGGTTGATGCAACCATGGACAATACCACAATTAATGGAACAACATTAACTGTGGGGACACTGGTATCGGGCACAATTGCAGTTGGACAACTAGTTGACGATCCAAACAATGAGACTACTGTAGCCCCGGGCACTACAATCACTGCCGGGTCTGATCTAATCTGGACCGTAAGTAATGTTCAAAATGTAACAGCAACCACACTTCAAAGTGGTCACCTGATTCCAATCTCGTCTGGAGCCGCCGAATTTTTACCTGTATTTAATGGAACGCCCACCAACTCGGAAGGTACACCAGATCCACGTAGCAGTGTACAAATCGATGGCGTAACACAAGTTCCTCCAAACGCAGTATCTACCGGAATATGGACCTGGATTGTGTCCCAAGGTAGTACACTTTCTTGTAATTTAAACGTAAGCGTTGGCGCTGTTTAACAAGTTACAGTTATTGACACATTAAAAACCCTTGCTCAACAAGGGTTTTTTTATGATTGACCAAAAAGCAGCCATTTGCTATAATTGTTACATAATGTAGTAATTAGACAACAATTTGCAGAGAAAGGCAAACAATGGTAATAACAAATCAAAAAGTAAGAGCAGTATTGGCAACAGTGGGGCTAGTAGCATTAACAGTGGTGGTAACAGCTATTGTTCAGTTAGCGATCACTTACTTAGATCGTGACACGATCGTGAAAGGGTTAGCAGGTATTGTCCTGTTGTTCTTGCTATACACGATCTACGGCCTATTCCTGGCCAAAATACAATACGATGACAAACTCCGCGAAATTGCCAAAAAATAAGCGGTTGACCAAAAATAACAAATACCTTATAATAGTATTATTAACAATATAGTTAAGGAGCTAAAAATGTCAACAATCTTAATCAAAAGCGGTACCTATCGTAATCAACCTGTAGCAGGAATGGTCTTTGAATTGGTCAAAGGCTTTCAAACTGGAGCCAAAGGAGGCTATGTGACTGTAAAATCTGCGGGCTATTTTGGCCCAGACATGCCCGAAATAGTTCGGGTCAATGTGGACTCGATTGAAGATGTAGAGTTTGTTTCTAGCGATGCCGCACCAGTGGCCCAACCCAAGGTGCATGTTCACAATCCTGTACCGGTAGAAACTGACGAAGAAGTCATGGCTCGTATTGGCGAACGCTTTGATATCCTGGACCAAATGACCAAGGCTACCATTGCTGGTGATGTTAGAGCTATGATTGTGGTTGGCCCTCCTGGTGTAGGCAAATCGTTTGGTGTTGAAAAACAGTTGGAACATTCTGGCTTGTTTGACAAGCTGAGCGGCCGTCGGGTCAAGTATGAAGTGATCAAAGGTGCCATGACTCCGATTGGCTTGTATTGCACCTTGTATAAGCATTCGGACAAAAACAACGTGATTGTGTTTGACGACTGTGACTCTGTGTTCCAAGATGATTTGAGTTTGAACATTCTTAAGGCTGCGTTAGATTCGGGCAAGAAGCGTCGTATCTACTGGAATAGTGATAGTGCCATGTTGCGCCGTGAAGGTGTTCCTGATATGTTTGACTTCAAAGGTTCGTGTATCTTTATTACTAACCTACAGTTCAGCAACCTTAAGAGTAAGAAGTTGCAGGACCACTTGGAAGCCTTGCAGAGTCGTTGCCACTTTATTGACTTGACCCTTAACACTTTACGTGATCGTTTCTTGCGTATCAAGCAGATTTACCTCAAAGGTGAACTGTTTGCCGACTATGATTTTAGCCCGGAGCAGGGCAATGAGGTTATTGCGTTCATGGAAACCAACCAGAACCGACTACGTGAGATCAGCCTGCGTATGGCGCTCAAGATCGCGGACTTGACCAAGGTATCGGCCGAAAACTGGAAGGCTCTGGCTGCTACAACCTGTATGAAAAATTCTTAATCAAACAAACGGCTTGGTAAGTATTGGTAGCTCCTGGGTAGTGGTAACACTACCCATTTGACAACAGGCCTTTAGGGGCCTGTTTTTTTGACTTCAATAGTATTGTATGCTATAATAGCTGTAATGATCAAAATATTTTTTCCGCAAGGATGTTATGGCACTTACTTAACAAGATGTCTTTATAATTATACCAATCTACGTCCTGGTAAATTTACGCCATTATTGTTTGACGATGCTGGCAGTAGCCATGATCATTATCGCGATCCGGATCTTGATACGACAAGTATTCAATGCCTGCATTTTGACAAAAGTTTAGCCAAGGATAACAGTCTTAAAGTAGTTATATTACCATCCGAGTTACATCAGTTGGATTATTATAATAATCAATTTGCTAAGAATCACGGAAGTCAATTAATTTCATATATTGAAGGACATTTATCTGTGGATGAAATTAAACAAAAGTTAGAATTGGGTTGGAATTATACTCGGCCGTTTAATGATCAAACACCAAATTGGATACTTAGAGAATTCTTTTCTTTTTGGATCGTTGATTGTTTTAAAAATGGGTATTCTCTAAATAGTTATAAAAGTATTATAGCAGACGTTGTCATTGACACTCAGGATATTTTTTTAAATTTTGAACAAACATTTAAAAAGATCTGCCAGGCGCTTAATTTACAAATAAATATAGAACCAACATTTATTACAAAAACGCACAAAGACTTTTTAAGCAGACAACGTTTTCATCTAAGTCAATTAAATTGTCAGCAATGGGTATACGATGTTATCAATGATAAAACCGATAGACCATCGCCTTGTCAAACTATATTTGATGAATCGTATGTGCAGTACTTTCTTAGAGAACTTGGTTACGAATTACTCTGCGACGGACTCAATGATTTTCCAGAAACAGCTACAGATTTACATAAACTTATTTTTAAATGAAAATAGCCACAATCGTAATCAAGGACGAAGTAAATATCAAAATCGAAGGGCTGGAACTTGATGTTCGTCGTGCGTTGGTTACGGCTTTTAAGTATGATGTTCCGGGTGCCCGTTATTTGCCTGCGGTCAGACTAGGCCGTTGGGATGGTAAAGTCAGTTATTTTCAACTGGGGGGCAGCACTTATGTGAACTTGTTGCCCGAGATCATACCCATACTTGAAAAATTCAACTATGATATTGAGCTGGCTGATCAACGCGACTACAGTGTCAATTTTACTTTTGAAAAAGTGACAGAATCAACATTCGATCACATTACTTGGCCCAAGGGACATCCTATGGAAGGTCAACCCATGCAGTTGCGTGACTATCAGGTAGAGATCATCAACAACTTTCTTGAGAATCCACAATGTATACAGGAGATTGCCACAGGCGCTGGCAAGACTGTGATCACTGCGGCTTTGAGTAATGCGGCGGCACCTTATGGCCGAACCATTGTGATTGTGCCCAACAAGAGTCTGGTAACACAAACAGAAAAAGACTACATCAACATGGAGCAGGATGTGGGCGTATACTTTGGCGATCGTAAGGAATGGGGACGTCAACATACCATCTGTACTTGGCAAAGCCTAAACGTCTTGTTAAAAAATACCAAGAACAGTGTAGGTGATGTAACCATTGGTGAGTTCTTAGAAGATGTAGTGTGTGTTATCGTGGATGAAGTTCATATGGCCAAGGCCGACGCACTCAAAAGTTTACTCACAGGTGTAATGAGTCGCATTCCTTTGCGTTGGGGCCTCACAGGAACCATACCCAAAGAACCATTTGAGTCGCAAGCATTGAAGTGTAGTCTTGGCCCGGTCATAGGTCGACTCAGTGCCAGTGAACTACAAAGTCAAGGCGTGTTAGCACAATGTCACGTAAACATTGTTCAGTTGGTTGACCACGCAGAGTTCTCAAATTATCAAAGTGAACTAAAGTTTCTGTTAGAAGAGTCAGATAGATTAGATACGATTGCCAATTTAATTCGACAAGTAAATGCCACGGGCAATACCTTGGTGCTGGTTGATCGCATTGCAGCCGGTCAAGGCCTGATTGAACGCCTAGGCGATAACGCAGTTATGGTATCAGGCGCAACCAAAGCAAAGGATAGACAAGATGAATATGACGAAGTGGCAGAAGCTACAGGAAAAATTATTGTGGCTACTTACGGTGTTGCTGCTGTTGGTATTAATATACCCCGTATCTTTAATCTTGTTCTTGTGGAACCTGGTAAAAGTTTTGTCCGGGTCATACAGAGCATTGGAAGAGGAATACGTAAGGCCGAAGACAAAGACCATGTACAAATCTGGGACGTGACTAGCACCTGCAAGTTTGCCAAACGGCACCTGACCAAACGCAAACAGTTTTATAAAGAAGCCAACTATCCGTTTACACAAGAAAAACTAGAATGGAAATAAAGGTTGCAACTGTTAAAAAATATGTTATAATACATTTATGCGAATATTAACACTTGATAACACACCATTTGATTTAGATCATTTACCAGAAGAAGTAGATGACATGCGATTTGCTATATTTGACAACAGTGATCCCAAAGATCCAGATTATCATTATATTCCCCTGATCTTCTTAGAAAGTTTTACGGCACCGGCTCTGGTTCTACGTATCGGTGAACACCGAATCAAGATGCCAGTAGATTGGCAAATTTTAATTGGCGAACCAGACCTTGGTGATCTGGAGGTGCTACCCTTGACCAGTATCAACGATCGCGGGTTCAAAGCATTCCAGTTTAATCCGTTAAGCAGTTTTCGCCCAAGTTTTCTTGACATTGAAATTGTTGACGTTTATCAAGAAGTTACCTGGTATGCTCCCAAGTTAAAAAATGGACAGATGTTATGTGTTCCTGTGGGCAACAGTGACAAACCCGAGTGCGTATATTTTGTCAAAGATATCAGTCGCAACTGTGAAGTGGTAAACTATAATCAGGCCTGGTAGTGGACAAACTCAGCATCAATAATGAAATGGCGCAGTTTGATCGTAAGAATCGAGCATTCTACGATGAACTTACTGCAGAGGAAAAGAAAAAGTTCAGTAATTTTCTCATGATTCGATACGGATCAAGTGTACAGGGTAGTCGAGACCTACAAGAGTTTTACTTAATCAGTACCAATGAAAGATTAAACAAACATTTCTTTGCCATAAACAAACATCCTAAATTACAATGGTTGTCGGCCACAACTGTCAGCCCTGGTATGGGATCACAAAGACATCAATGGATTGCTCCCAAGAAAAAAGAAGCCGGAGCTGGCAGTATTAAAAAACAACTGGCAGAACTATATCCACATCTCAAGGACGACGAAATAGATCTAATGTCTAAAATTAATACCAAAAAAGACATTGATGAATACGTAAAAGCCAGTGGACAAGACGTTAAAAAATGACGCGATTGGTAATAAATGGATGTAGTTACATGGCCGGCTATGCCATGGGCGGTGGACATCAAGAGCTTGCTAAAAAATTAAACATTGGCAACGCAGAATCACTGGCAGTTAATGGATCGTGTAACAGTCGAATCATACGTACAACATTAAAGGATTCTTACTCAACTACAGAAAAAACTTTGTATATTATTGGATTAACATTTTTAGCTCGGGGTGAACTTCCAATCAATGCTCAGCAAGATGCATTTGAAGGACGGTGGTTAAGCACTCAGCATTTTCAATTTCCGGATAATAACAAGTGTCTGGCATACTGGACTGAATCGGATACTAAAAAATACATAGAATTAAAAAACAAAACCGAAGCAGACAGCGTAGAGGATCGACTTGAAAATTTAATGTATCAACTTGTTAGTATGATCAACGATTTGGTGTCCAGAGGACACCAAATTTTGGTGTTTCGGCAACCCGAAGATGCCTACGATCATTGTTTGGATACGCCCAAGTTTACATTATTAAAAAAATGTGTTAACATTCTTAACGGATTGACCTGGGCAGCCATTCCGTGGCAATTTAGTAATGGTGCAGAGTTTGCTCCAGGCGATTTGGTGCATCCTATTGGAATTCGGCATGCTCTTCCTGGGGAGCACGGCCCATTGAATAATTTTTTGTTATACTATATTAAACAACATGACTTATACCTGCCAGTATTGTCGTAAGGACTTTATGAAAGAGTCCAGTCTTGCGGTGCATTCGTGCGAACCGCGTCGTCGTCGTCAGGAACGAGATGAAGCAGGTGTGCGCTTGGGCTTCAATGCTTATCTCAAGTTCTATGAACTTACACAAGGCAGTGCAAAATTAAAAACCTTTGATGACTTTGCTGATAGCCCTTACTACAAGGCCTTTGTGAAGTTTGGTCGCTACTGCGTGGACATACGTGCAATCAATCCAGAACAATTTGTTCGGTGGGTGCTAAAACAAAACAAAAAGATTGATCACTGGGCCAAGGACACAGTTTATACAGAATACTTGACCGACTACTTGCGTGTAGAGAATGTGAACGATGCTTTGGCCCGTGCCATGGAGTTTGGCATCGATTGGGCAGAACAATCAGGACATCCTGCTGAGGATTGTTTACGCTATGGCAACACCAATGCCATGGTATATGCGGTAAGTGCCGGACGTATTAGTCCCTGGATCATTTACAACAGTGAGTCAGGACAGAAATTTTTATCTGAGTTAGACGCTACACAAGTCTCAATGATATGGTCTTACATTGACGCAGACTTTTGGATGCGGAAGTTTAAGGATTACCCAGCCGATCAAGAGTATGCTCGAGATATATTACAGAAAGCAGGTTGGTAATGAGCGCAGATATTGACATTGATTTGGCCAATAGAGACCAATTGTTAAAATTGATCGACGTGACACCAGCACGTCAATCACAGCAAGGGCAAGTACGACGACACAACAGTGGAGTATATGTTACAGACATTCCGTATGATCCTGTAAATGAATGCGCCGCAATAAATTACGACCAGGCCGACCAGCTGGGATACTTTAAAATAGACTTGTTAAACATGTCGGTTTATCAACTAATCAAAAGCCCAGAACACTATGAAGAAATGCTGAGTAAAGAACCACCGTGGGAACGACTATGGACCGATGATGACTTTGCACGTCAAATAGTTCATGTGGGCGGGTCAATGCATTTACTTAAAACCATGCGTCCTGATAGTATACCGCGTATGGCAGCATTTATTGCTGTTATTCGCCCGGGCAAAGCGCACTTACAAAATCAAACTTGGGAACAAGTATTTAAAACTGTGTGGGACGGAGATGATTCAAAAGGATTTGTTTTTAAACAGTCACACAGTATTGGTTATGCTGCATTGGTTGCGCTACATATGAATTTACTGGCTAATTAATCTAGTTTACGAACTAAAGTTATACTTTTACGTTTACTTTTTTTACGACTCATCTCATTGAGACTGCACACAGGGCCGTGTAGTATTTCTAGGTCTTTGTTGGTGAAAGTTCTCAAATAAGGTTTAAATATATCCCAATCTCCCTTAAGGAATATATTGATAGGAATACTGCGATTACTTTCCCACCACCAAGTGCCGGCCAATTCTAAAAATTGTCGCTTGATTTCCATATCCAAAATAGCTCCAAAGTCGTAGATAGTGGTTATGGCCTCATCTTGATTTTGAATAATACCCACATACTCTGTTGATGCGTACACACACAAGGTTATAAATGGGTATTTTTCCGCTAGTTTTTCAAAAAAATCGTTACTCATATCTAAGGATATTTACCAAACCAAATCTCAAGTCAAATCTAAAGGCGCTAAATATAGTGTATGTATTCCACCCAAGTCTATCTTTACCAACAGCTAACTCGAGTCCTGTTAATGGATACTGGGAGTGGGGAAACTTTTATCTATAGGTATAGTCCTGTGTACGCAAAACAATTGACCATAAACAAAGGTGTTGACAATGTGCTCTTATTTGAGTTCATTAATCAAGAAGAAAAACCAGTTGATATTTCTGGTAGCACATTCTTCTTCCGTGTAATCAGCACCGAAGGTGATAAATTGTTGTTGGAAAAACCAATGGTCATATTAAACGCTGCTACTGGACGTGCCAAAGTGCAGTTTACAGGTAGCGAGTTATTAGAAGTATTGGCACAGCCGGCAAACTATAGTATTCAGCGCACACAACCCGGTGGTGGTTACAGTGATGCTGTATTTGTCAATGCTCAAGCACAAGCTCGTGCTCCTTTAAATATTGTAGACAGCATATTGCCGCAACATGTTCCAAGTGTGCCATTGTCTATTCCCACTATTAAACTGAGTGCTCAGGCCAGTTACGATGGTGCTGGATATGCCCAGTTTCCTTCTAATCCTTATTGGTCGGGCAATCCAAATGGTGGTGAGTATTGGAACAGTTTTCTAAACACAGAATTCTACAGTAGTTTTATTGAACCAACAAATGCCGTTACCACAGTGCAGATGACCCTGGATGGCTATACCGGAACTATCAAAGCACAGGCCGCAGAAAACTATCAAAGCATTTGGTACAATGTGGGAGATTCGGCCACTTACTACAACTATACCGGCACTATACATCATACCATTGTTGGCTGGTATCCAATAGTGCGCATGTGTTTCAACAACAGTATTTTTGCTGTGCCCGATCAACCCGGTACACCGGCCATTGCCTACGCTGCGACAGAAGGTGGTGTAGTTACCGGCATTAATGTGGTCAATGGTGGGTCTGGTTACCTGGCACCACCCAAAATCAACATTATTGGTGACGGTGCCGGCGCTACAGCCGTGGCCACTGTGTCCGGTGGTGTGGTTACCAATATTGAAGTAACCAATGGTGGGTCTGGGTATTGGTACTTGCCCAACGCCGGAATGGGCGCAGGATTGTATCCAAACAATCCACAACAAACCGGTGCTGCTGTTTTAATCAGTACAGGTTATGTAGTCGATTTACTGTATAGATAACACCAAACATTCTTGATTTTGACCAAACAATCTGCTATAATAGTAGCATGATTGATGTGGTTTCCTTTTTACCCGGCAAGCGAAAACAAACAGCCAGTGGTTGGATAAGTTTCAACGCACCCTGTTGTGTTCATCGTGGCGACACACAGGATCGAAGACAACGTGGCGGCATCAAGCCCAGCCCAGACAGTTCGTGGTCATATCATTGTTTCAACTGCGGCTATACAGCTAGTTTTGTTCTGGGGCGTAATCTAACATTCAAAGCTCGTAAGTTATTAGAGTGGCTAAACGTTCCCGCGGAAGAAATAGAACGCATTAATCTTGAAAGCCTCAAACACAAGAGCATAGAAGGCTTGTTAGGCGAACGTCAAGAAGTAATACAAAAGTTACAGGCAATTGAATTTGAAGATCGAGATTTACCTGTAACAACACAACCATTAAATGAACTGGCTGAGGAATACCTACACAGTAGATCTATACCACTGGATTATCCATTCTTGTATAAAACAATGCCACGTCCGGGTATTGTAATTCCGTTTACGCATAACAATCAAGTGGTGGGACATACAACAAGATTTTTAGATGACCGTACGCCCCGGTACATTCAAGACATACAACACGGATATGTGTTTGGCACAGACTTACAAGGTGTTGATTGGCAATGGGCCATTGTGGTTGAGGGTGTGTTTGATGCCCTGAGTATTAATGGTCTCGCAGTGCTGCACGCAGAAATTAACGACGCACAGGTTAGGCTAATACGTAGTCTTGGACGTGAAATTGTTGTAGTACCAGACCAAGATGAAGCCGGTATGAAGTTGGTAGACCGGGCAGTAGAGCTAGGCTGGGCAGTAAGCATGCCTGAGTGGCCCATGGGCATCAAGGATGTAAATGATGCGGTAATTCGTTTAGGTAGATTGGCCACCCTGATAACTATAATGCAGGCTCGAGAAACCAGCAAAATCAAAATTGAACTAAGGAAGAAACAACTTGTTAAAAGACTACGGACTTGATGTCCAAAAACTATTCTTAGAAATGATGCTGCAAGACGCAGAGTCGTATGTGCGTGTGCAGAACATTTACAATCCTGAAAACTTTGATCGTAGCCTACGACCAGTGGCAGAGTTTATTGCCAAACACAGCAATGAATACAAGACTCTGCCGGGCACAGAGCAGATTCGCGCAGCAACTGGTATTCAATTAAATCATATTCCAGATCTCAATGACGGACACTTTGAATGGTTCATGACCGAGTTCGAGTCGTTTACTCGACGTCAAGAGCTAGAGCGTGCAATTTTAAAAAGTGCTGACCTGTTGGAAAAGGGCGAGTATGATCCAGTAGAGAAACTGATCAAGGATGCAGTTCAGATTAGTCTAACCAAGGACATGGGCACAGACTACTGGGCCGATCCAAGACAGCGCATTGACAAGTATTTTAATTCGGGTGGACAGGTGTCTACAGGTTGGCCACAGATGGACAAGATCCTGTATGGTGGATTCAGTCGTGGTGAATTGAATATTTTTGCTGGCGGATCAGGTTCGGGTAAATCACTTGTTATGATGAACATAGCATTGAGTTGGTTACAAGCAGGCCTAAGCGGAGTGTATATCAGTCTAGAGCTTAGTGAAGAACTGTGTGCGCTTAGAACAGACGCCATGTTAGCAGGAATGAGTACCAAAGAAATTCGCAAAGACATTGATCAAACCGAACTCAAGGTCAAACTGGTGAGCAAAAAAGCAGGACAGTATCGTATTAAAGCATTGCCGGCACAGAGTAACATTAACGATATTCGTAGTTACATTAAAGAAGTTCAAGTTCAAACAGGTATCAAAGTAGACTTTATTATGTGTGACTACTTGGACTTGCTGATGCCGGTAAGTGCCAAAGTCAGCCCAAACGACCTGTTTGTCAAAGACAAGTATGTTTCTGAAGAACTACGTAACTTGGCCAAAGAACTGAACGTGTTGTTTGTGACAGCGTCGCAGTTGAATCGTTCGGCAGTAGAAGAAATTGAATTTGACCACAGTCATATTTCGGGTGGTATTTCAAAGATCAATACTGCCGACAACGTGTTTGGTATTTTTACCAGCAGAGCCATGCGTGAGCGTGGCAAGTATCAGATACAGTGTATGAAGTCACGATCAAGTACAGGTGTAGGACAAAAGATTGATCTAGACTACAACATCGAAACCATGCGTATTACAGATCCCGGAGAAGAAGAACAGTCGGGTGGATTTAAACGTCCTGGGGGCAACTTGCTAGATTCGATCAAGGCCAAGAGCACCATGATCAACGGAACCGAATCAGCGGATCCTACCGAGCGTGAGGAAACAGTTAAAATCACAGCAGACGTTCAAAGTGCCAAACTCAAACAATTATTGGGCAAAATTAAAGCATCATGATTGATCAAGGACTCATTGAGTCAAATATTTCAACTCTAAGAGACAGTCTGAACAATAGAAAAGGCACTGGACTTGATTATGTCTATTCATTAAATAATGTTTTTTCTATAGACATGATTGAGAAAATTAGAAAAGAATTCAAATTTAATACCGAGTGGAACACGGTTCACCTACAGGAAAAATTTCCAAGAAAGGCTATTCCGTGGAAGCCCGAATCAGTAGTTGAAGAGGTTTATAGTGTGTTTCGCGCTCTTGAACAAGAAATATCTGTTATATTTTCAACCCAGTTAAAATTTCAAAGCGTTAATTTTTGGCAAGATTCTCCTGGGTATACCATCGATCCACACCTTGACAACAATCGAATATCCGTTGCCGTACAAGTTTATATTAATGAAGCTGATCCATTATTAGGAACTGAAATGTATAAAGACGGTAATGTATTTTACAAACTACCTTGGATATCAAACACAGGGTACATACTTAATAATACACCGGACAGTATTCATGGTATGCAAACAGCTGGCACAACATCAAGACAGCATGTCTATGCAATCTATAAATGATTAATTTTCAAGATATCCGAGATGTTCACCTTGAAATTTCATCTCTGTGTAATGCTAGTTGTCCATGGTGCCCAAGAACATTCTGGGGATATCCTTATAATGGCGGGTATCCTGAAGTAAATCTTTCTCTCGAACAAGCAAAAAAAATATTTCAAACAAATTTTTTAAAACAATTAACTAGTATTCACATAAATGGAAACTTTGGCGATATTGTAATGAATCCTGAAGGTGCAGATATTGTTGATTATTTTTTTAATGTAAATCCCAAATTGCGTGTTACTATTAGCACCAATGGTGGAGCAAGAGACAGTAAATTTTGGACCCAGTTAGCACGTAGCGGAGCCACCGTTCTTTTTTGTTTAGATGGGTTGGAAGATACGCACCATTTGTATAGACAAAATACTGTATGGAAAACTGTAATAAAAAATGCCCAAACATTTATTGCTAACGGTGGCACAGCAGAATGGGCCATGATAAAATTTAAACATAATGCTCATCAAATTGAAGAATGTCAAAAACTAAGTCAAGAGCTTGGATTTAACAAATTTCAATTAGTCACCGACGGGCGCGACACTGCTCCAGTGTTTGATCGCAATGGTAATTTAACTCATATATTAGGAGATTATGTTGGCGAACGTGAGTTTAAAGTTTTATTTCATAAAAAAACAACCGACACTATTCTATTAGAAGATATTATAACAAATCGTATACCAGCAAAGTCAGTTAGTTGTCAAGCAAAAAACTTAAAATCTATATATATTGCTGCTACTGGAGATGTAAGTCCGTGCTGTTATACTGGATTATATCCTAGAACTTACGGAGCAGGGCAATATCATGAAGCTATTAATGCTCAATTAATCCCATTGATTGCAAAAAATAATGCGTTAGAGTATCCATTAAATGAATGTATTGAATGGTTTAACACTGTAGAAACTGCGTGGAGAATTGACAATTATAAGCAAGGGCGTTTAGTAATTTGTGATGATGTATGTGGTAAAAACTAATAAATAATAAAAAGGTCCTGGCCCAAAATGCAGAAAAAAACTCGTAGTCTGTTAGAAGAATTAGACGCTATGTACATCGAGCGCGATCAGCGCCATGTTATAGAAAATCGTGCTAACAATATTATTGCTAGTGCCATACGTCTGTTAGAACAAATCGACGAAGCGTATGCGCCTGATCAAGCTGAAAATCTTAAACGCAAGTTAATTAATGCTATTAATCAACGCGACCCAGGCAAATTTACTAGAACAGTGAGACGCACAGATGCAAATTCATGAACTTACACAACCACAACTGACTGAAGGTTTTGGTAGTGCGCTAGGTGGCCTGGTTGGACGGGCTCAGGCTGGCGTTCAAAATCTAACTCATAAACTAACTGGACCAGGCGACTATTCAGCAGCCAAGGCCGATCCACTTAGACAGCAACAGGTAAAAATGTTGGCCGACAAAAGCTACCGTGCCTGGAAAGCCTACGAAAAAGACCTGCTGAGATCCAACCCAAATGCTCGTGAAACCGGCATGTATGAACAGGCCTTGATGGCCTTTGTAAACAAAAATTTATTAAGCGGTGTCTATCTGCCCAATTTGATCAATCAACAACAGATACGTCAGTTAGTAGCACAACTGAGTCAACCTACCGGAGTGACCGAAGCTGAAGTAACTGGCGCTGCCAAACCAGGTGCACCTACCGCAGCCGAACGTGAACGTTTACAGCAACGAATTCAAGCCGCTACCGGCAATGACAAATCAGCCACAGGTCCAGCACTGGGCGCACCTGCCGCTGAACCACAGCCAAAGCCAGCGGCCAAACCTGTTGCACCAGCACCAAACGAAAAAAACCTATGGTTAAAACTGGTGCAACAAACAGCCGTGGCGCAGAATACTGCACCGGGTGGCAAAACACAATCAGCAGCCAGCACAGCACCGGCGGGTAACACACAGGCCAGTGGCAATCTGGATGCTCGTAGTTTAGCTCAGACCATGCGTCAACAGTTGCCCGATGAATTGACCAGCAATTTTCCAACCGCTGGAAAACTGGCACAGCAGTTGACCGGAGACCTTAGAGTAACTTCAACTGGCAATGCAGCGGCCGATGCCCTGTTGATCATGATGGGCTTTCAAGGTCTATGAACATTCTTGAAGGCGGCAACGTATTCAAAGATGCTGACAATCGTAGTCTGACACAACGCATCAACCAAACCGACGTGAAACCTACCTTGGCCTGGCTGGAGCACATGTTGCCAGGTCTGGATCTACAAAACAACACCCTGGGATCAACTGGCATCAAAGACACAAGTGGTGACTTGGACATAGCCATAGATGCCAACAAGATTTCAAAAGAACAATTGGAACAACAGTTGCGTGCCTGGGCAACAAGTCAAGGCCTTAAACCAGAAGAGTGGATTAAAAAATCTGGAACTGCTGTGCATTTTAAAACGCCTATTGATGGTCGTCCTGACCGTGGATATGTTCAAACAGACTTCATGTTCATGAAGGATGTGCCTTGGTCCAAGTTTGTGCTGGGCGCTATGCCTGCAGACTCAAAGTATAAAGGCCGCGAGCGCAATGTGTTGATGAATAGCATTGCCAAAAGCATGGGCTACAAGTTAAATCAACTGGCCGGAATTGCCGACAGGGATACCAATACATTGATTACCAATGATCCAGATCGGGTAGCCAAACTGTTATTAAACAAGACTGCCACTCGTCAAGACCTAGCATCAGTGGAAAGTATTCTACAAGCATTAAGCACAGATCCTGCTCGTGATGCCAAACTGGCCGACTTCAAACAGCACATGGAACGTGAAGGCCTGCCATTCTTAGAATCCACTACTGAAAGCGCAGATCTATATCAACCTGTGACAGATGTTCACTTCTTGGCCAAACTGCGTGATCGTATTGTAAATCAAGGAATGAAACCCTTGATTGAAACCACCTTGATGGAAG